CCGGACTCGTCGATCAGCTGGTCCATCCGCGGCTTGAAGTCGCCGAGCTCGTCGGCGATGTTCTTCTCCGCAACCAGGGCGTCGTCCTTGCGAGCGGCCTGCCGCGCGGCCATCATGCCGCGGGCGCGCAGCGCCATCTCGTCGGTCTGCTGGGTGGTGGCGTAGAGCCGGCCACCCGCCATCGAGCCGACAGCCTTCGCGCGGGCGCGCTGGCCGGCGATCATCGCCTCGCGGATGAAGTCGGTGTCGATCGTGATGCCGTGCTTCTCCGAGGCGCTCTTGGCGAGGCCAGCCATCGCGACGTGCTCGGCGCGCTCGATCGCCTGGAGGCGATCCATCTCCGTTCGCGCCTTCATGGCCTTGGACAGCTCGCCGAGACGGGTGGTGTCGTCGACACCCGCGACCCGCAGCATCGAGTCGAGCTGAGTGACGCCGGAGTCCCAGTCGTGGGTCTCCACGAAGCCGGTCAGGTGGGTCTGCCCGAGGTTGCGCACGAACGCTGCACCCGCCTTGGTGGGCAGGCCGGCAGCCGCCCACTTCATCGGGTAGGCGACCACGAGCGGCATCGAGTAGAGACCGCGCTGGTAGACGCTGGAGTAGGACTCCCGACCCGGGAACCGGGTCATCCGATCCACAACGGTGTCGTGTCCGCGCTCGACCTTCTGGAGGAGCGAGTCGCCCTGGGTCTTCCGCAGCTTCGCCGCGGTGCCCGCTACCGGGTTCGCGTGCACGCCGGGGAGACGGTCGAGCTTGCCGGCGCCCTCGGTGAGCAGGAGCTTGTCGCCGTCGAGCTTGGCCTTCACCTGGGCGTGCCAGCCCTTGACGAACTTCGTCACGTCGCCGGCCTCGTCGAGGCCCTCGATCTGCCGGTTGAACTGGGCGCGGAACTCGGGGTCGAACTGCACCTCGCGCATCAGCGCCTGATCGGTGAGGTCGACGGTCTTCTCGCGCACGATGTTGTTGAGCTTGTCCGCAATGGCCTGCGTGCCAGCGATCTCGGTGCGAAGGCGCTCGATCTGCGAGGTGTCGCCAACGCCCACCGCGAACACGCGGCGGGCGGCGTTCTCACGCTGCGAGACATCCTCGATCTTCAGAGCGTCTTCGAGCGCGGAGGAGACGGCGCGACCCGCGGGGCTCGTCTGGAGCTCGGGAGAGACGGCGCGGATCTCGGCCGCGTTCAGCGGCCGGCCGAGCTTGTTCTCGCCGTTGATGTAGGAGAAGTAGCGGTCGAAGCGACCTGACCAGTTCGGCTCCAGGAGCCGGCCGATGCCGGAGGCGTGGACAGCCTTCACTCCCCCGTCGAGGTCAAGGTGAGCCGCGAAGCCCGCCTTGGACGTTTCGGGGACACGACCCATCGTGTAGAGGTCGTGCGAGATGCCGGCCACCTTGCCAACGAGCACGGCCGGGTCGAGGAACCACGAGGTCGTGATGTCGGTACCGAACGCGATGGCGTTGCCAAGGAAGGGGTGATCGACCTGCGTCTTCGCCTGGAACGGCGTCAGGTCGACGGTCTTGCCATCCTTGGTCTTGGCCTGCTCGTCGGTGTACTTGAACGGGTCCTCGCCGTTCGTCACGGCGAAGGCGAGAGACTGTCCGAAGGACTGGTGCTCGGCGACCTTGTACGCCTGACTCCAAGCCTCACCGGAGAACAGGTCGCCGTAGTGGGTCTCGTCACCACCGGAGTCCAGGTGGGAGGCCATTGTCATGGCCGTCGACAGCGGCTGGTCGATCGACTCGTGGTAGGCCTTGTTGAGCCCGTGCATGACCTCGCCGAAGGCGTTGCGCAGCGGGGCGGGAACGGGCTGCACAGCGTCGCCCCACTGGTCGCCGGGGACGACGTAGGTGCCGATGTCGTAGACGGCGCCCGGGGCTGCGATGGCAGCCTTGCCGAGCGTCTTCAGGCCCTCCCCGAGGGAGTCGAGGAAGCCCATCAGCTAGCCGCCAGTCGCGCCTTCAGCGCGCGGACCCAAGCCCGGGTCTCGGGGGTGGCGGAAGGGAGGTTCGCCATCATCTCCAGAGAGCGCACGAGCGGCTTCATCTGCGCCATCGTGGCCGCAGAGTCAGAGGTGATGCCCGCGGCCTCCGGCCCCATGCCGGGGCCGAGAGCGGCGCCAGCGGTGACGGGCTCGCTCGGGTTCGCCGTGGGCGCGCCGAACGGAATCATGTCTGCCGGGGAGGGGCCGGCAGGCGCGGTGTTGCCACCGCCGCCACCTTGGAGCGGAGCGCCGGACTGAATGCCTTCCATTTCCTGCCTGCTGCCGTAGGGGCCACCGTTGGCGACCATCGGCGGCTGCGTGGTGGCGGGGTTGCCGTCCGTGCGCTGCGAAAGGGCACCGGGGCCGCTGACGGCTGCGGGGTGAGCGGGAGTCCGCTGTCCTCCGTGTCCGTTCGCCATGCTGGTTCCTTTCGAGAAGTAGAAGGTGGGGGCACCGAGCGGCCTACTCGGTGCTTGTCCGGCTTGTTATGCGCGCTGCCGGTCAGCCGCCCACCGCGGCTTACGCGCACCCCGTCGAGGGATCGAACCTCGCCAGATCGGTTTTGGAGACCGATCCGCTCCCAGAGCCCGGGATTGAGGGAAGCTCCTGCTGTGTCGGGTTCAGCAGGAGCCGCCCAGATCAGTGGATCTTGCGAGCGTTGGCCGGCACGCCCGGGCCAACCTCGGTGTTGTGGAGCGCGTCGTCGAACGTCGGCGCCTCGTCGAAGCCGGTGACCGGGACACCCGACTCGTCGGGGCCGTACTGGGTCGAAGGCCGCGACTGGGGCTTCGGCTGCTTCGTGGAGAAGTCGGACATCTGTATTCCTTAGTGTTGGACGGGTCGCATGCGCGACACATTCGCCTGGAGGTTCGGGTTGCCCGAGGGGGTCATCCCGGCGAGCGACATCAGGAGGTCTGACGCGCCGCCACTTCCTGCACCGGGAAGTCCAGCTGGGCCTTCCCCTGCCCCTTGCGCCTGTTCAAGCGGTGACGGAGGTGCTGCCTCCGGCGCCTGCTCCTTGGGTGCAAAGACTTCGCTGATCGCCTCGGAGGGCGACTTGCCCTTCTCGATGAGCTTGCGGAGCTCGGCGATCTGCATGACCACCTCGCGGGGGTCTGCGCCGCCCATCGCCATCTGCGGGATGGCGAGCGGCAGCTGCGCGATCGAGGCGGCGATCGAGTCGTCGAGCTGCTCCATCTCGATCTGCCGGCCCTCGGCCAGCGGGTTCATGTCCACCGGCAGCGACTTGCGCGCCGTGGACTTCGAGATGAGACCACCGGCCAGAGCCTGAAGGACGAACACCAGACCACGGTTCGGATCGAGACCCGCAATCGCCCCGTAGGACACATCGACAACGTGGTCGCCGTTGATGTCCTTGGTGGGAACGTAGGTGATCTTGCGGGGAGCGCCGTTGTCCTTCAGCGTCAGCGTCTTCTTCGCGTTCGCCCAAGGTGCCCGCTCGTCCATCTCGAAGCACATGGCGATGACATCCTCCAGAGCGGAGGCGTTCAGACGCTGGAAGGTCTGAACCTGAGTGTCGAAGGTGCCCATGAGCGCCTGCACGCCCTGGCCGGTGACGATAGAGGCGTCGATGGACCCCGAGCGCCCCTCGGGGTACCGCGAGCCCATGCGCTGCTCCTGGGCGAGCGCGTTGAACTCGGGGAACAGCCCCGGCTGGAGGTTCAGGTTGACGCGGCCGATGCCCTGCGGCGTCTTGGACTGGATGGCCGTGAACGGCCCGATCTCCAGCTCCTGCACGTCGTCAGGCATGGCGATCGGAGCGTTGACGCTCTGCTCCAGGGCATTCATCGTGTAGACCTGCACGAGCGCGCGAGCGATCTGCACCCAGATCACGTCGTCGAACTGGCCGCGCACGTCGTCCCGCACCACGGCGGGGCGCTCCACCACGCGCACTGGGCAGCCGGAGGTGAGGTTCTCCACGCTGACCAGACACATGCCGGGGTCAAGCAGGATCAGGCACTGATGGTCGTCGTCGTACCAGCGCACCACCTCGACCATGAGGTTGCCGTCGAAGTTGCCGTAGCGCTGGCGCAGCTTGTTCTTCAGCAGCTCATTGTCGGCGAACTGGTGGCACAGCGCCTCGGCCGAGACGCGGTAAACCGCGCTGTAGTCCTTGACCCGGCCCCGGTAGTCCATCGTGTAGTAGGCGGTAGGAACGTCGTCCACTCGGATCACCGGCATCTGCTCGGTGAAGTCGGGCTCGACGATGTAGGCCATGAAGCCGAAGGAGCCGTAGCGGTCGGTGCCGCCGAACATCTGGTCCTGGAGGCGGGACTTCTGTACGTAGGCGTTGGCGATGGCCGCGCGCATGTCCTGGCGCTTCTGGTCGGCCTCGTTCGCCAGCGCTGCCGACTGGCAGTTGAACGCCGGCAGCGGAGCCATCACCTCGGCGATGTCGCGCGCCGTGGTGTCGATCAGGTTGGCGATGAGCGGCTTGTCGAACTCGGAGGTGTTGAAGAGGCCGGGTGCAACAGACTCGTAGTCTCCGCGGCGAATGGCGAGCACCTGAGAGTTGTTGCGGTCGCGCGCAGCGTTGCGCATTCGCGCAAGCTGCACCCTGCCCGCAATGTAGGAGGCGTCGTCCATCCGTATCCTTAGTTGTTGGCCTGTCGGTAGTCGGCAAGAGAGACCCGTTGGTGGTTCTTCCGACGTGGACTGACGAACTTGTTGTTGCGGCCGAAGGCAACGACGTTGCCGTTGCGGCCGATTCCGAGAAACTCGCGGGCGCCCGTGTTGGCGAACCAAAGTGCCATCACGAGGTCGCAGGGCACCTTGGCGGGATTGAGTTCGGGGGTCCAGATGATGAGCTGGTGGACCAGCGCCTTCATCCCTTCCTGGTTCGGGCGGGGTAGCTCGATCAGGGGTTCGGTGATGGTGCGCCAGCCCCCATTGGGGTCATCCCACGCCTTGTCGTACTCCCCGAACAGGGAGGCCATCGAGGAGACGCCGTAGCCCAAGTCCCACTTGTTGCTACCGGTCTCGTGCTCGGTGAACTTCACGCCGCGGGTCTGGAACCAAACGCGGAACTCGGCGTGCTGAGTGAAGAACTTCAGCAGACCGGTCTTCTCGACACGCCACTCGTGAATGCCGTAGAACTCGGTGAGCTCCTTCATCCGGTCCTGGAGCTCCTTGGTGGTCGGAGCCTTCAGGTTGACCGCAGTGAGCACGAACCGCTTCTGCGTGTCCTTGTCGACCGCAATGACCACCAGACCGGCGAAGCCGGAGATGGCCGGGTCGCAGCCGCCGATGATGTACTTGTCGTGCATTCCGGCGTAGGGGTGGCCCACCTTGTCGGCTTCGAGCCGGCCGCACATCCGCGCGGAGTTGGTCGCCTTCTTCACCGCGAACTCGGGGAAGGTCGAGTTCTCCGAGACCGAGGACTGCTGGAAGATCAGCGCCCAGTCGGTCGCGGAGTTCGCCGCTCGCGGGCCGAGCTCCAGGTGCAGGCCGTCCCAGCGGGCGTACACACGCCGCCCGCCCCACTCGAACCCCTCCGAGCAGGCGGGGTTCTCGCACAGGCAGAGCTCGCCTTCGGCGGCGCTGTCGGGATGCACCCACGGGACCTGCGCCCGGGGCCAGAGCGTCACGTGCTCCTCGGGGGTCTCCCCCTCGTGGAGGATCGCCGGGGAGGCGAGGTAGGTCCAGGGCACCTTGCCGTTGGCGTAGTTCTCGGGGTTGCGCAGCTCGGAGTACAGGTCGATCGAGGCGACGCGGGTGCCGACCACGAGGAGCTTGCCACCGGCCTCGATGCGGGTCTCGACCATCGAGCGCAGCCACTTCATCTGCTTGGCGTGCTCGGAGACGTTGGTGGTGTCCACGCCGTCATCGACGATGATGAGGTCCGCGCGCCGGCCGTAGACCTTGGAGCGCATGCCCAGCGCGATCACGTTCGCGTCCTTCTCGTGGAAGGCGCGGCGTCCCTGGGAACGAACCTCGGAGCCGAAGACGATCTTGCTCTCGGTCCAGGACTCGGCGGTGGCCTCCCAGCCACCGTCCGGCGCGTAGGCGAGCTGCATCTCCAGGAAGTCCGGGGAGGTGAGCCGCTGCTTGATACCGAACAGGAAGTCCTGGGCGAGACCCTGCCCCGCGGAGATGATGATGATGCGGAAGCTCGGGTCCATGCAGAGCCGGTAGGTGGCGTAGTCGATCGTGATGGCGACCGACTTGCCGTGGAACGGCGGGCAGTTGACCATGATCCGGTCGCGGCGGTTCTGCTCGTAGACCTGGGAGTCGTGGAGATCCCGGGGCTCCCGGTTCTCCAGCATGTCGACCCACTGCATCTGATGCCACGGGGTGTCAACCCCGAGGTACTTCTTGCGCCACTCGGCGAAGCCCATCCGTTCGCCGCGCTCCACACCCCGGTCGGGCTTGCGCAGCTGGCGGGCTTGGTCGACGCGGGACTTGAAGTCGGCGTCCTTGCGGCGCCACTCCTCGTAGGTCTTCTGTGCGTACCCGATCTTCTCCAGCGCGGAGGCGACGGTCATGCCGGTCTTGATGTGCTCCACGAAGGCGTTCTTCGCAGCCTCGGTGGTCAGGCGGGTGGGACGCTTTGCGCGATTGCCGCCGTTCGCCCCCCGGGTGGCCCGCTGGTGCGGAGCGGCCATCAGCCCTCAGCCTCGCCGGCATAGAACGCGGCGGTCACGTCATCGCGGGCGGACATGTCGGCAACGCCGACGAGGCCAAGCGTCTGGGCGTACCCCTGAGTCTCGGGTCGGGTCACCACCAGCTGCGTCTCGCCGCTGGAGCGGATCACCTCCGCGACCACGACGAACCCGTTCAGCATGCCCGGGTCGTCCTGGCCGGCGAAGTAATCCGCCGCGGCTCGCGTAAAGACATCCGCGAGGGAGAGGTTTTCATCCACGGAAAACCTCTCTTTCCGGCAGGAGATTTAATCCCAATCGCTGCGCGATTTGGGATTGCATCCACGTGAGTATTAGGGCAAGGCATTCCGAAATGCCTCTAGGGACTCCCCCACAGGGAGTCCTCTAGGGAGGGTCTCCAGGGAGCTTCCACGAGCTCCCTGCGCTACCTACGAGCGAGGGAGAAGCCTCGAAGGCTTCTCCCGAGCGAGTCTGAGAAC